ATCCGACAACTGAGCAATAGCACCCGAGCCCCGAAGCTGTGACAACGATACCGCTTGACCGTCTTCATGCCCTGCATTGCCATTCGGACGACGAAGGTGCGACACACAGAACAGCGTGATGCCTAGCTCCTGTACCAGCGTCCGCAATCGAGTCATCAGGTTGTCAATAGCCTTGCGTTCATCTTGCAAGTCCTGACCTGACACCACGATAGAAATATGATCCAGGAAGACGATCTTACAGTCTAGCGCTTTAGCCATGTACCGAATACGATTCACCACATTGTCAAGTTCCAGACTACCGAAATGGTCAAAAAGATAAACGCGGCCTGTTCCAAGGGTACTATCAAAAGCATCTTTCAATTCCTCTTCAGTCACTGGTGTGTCGGGCAAGTGAAGCATCTTGTTAGCATGAACTGACATGATGCTACGGGCAGTCTTGCGTACAGATTCTTCTAGGAACATTGCTCCAATCTTGAAATCTGTAGTCTTCAGGACATGATGCAGGATTTCCCGCAGAAACTGACTCTTACCAAGGCCAGAGCCTGCTGTGACTGTAATCAGCTCGCTTGTGCGGATTCCGTACAGTAGTCGGTTCAGCCCTTTGAACGGGTAATCAGCCTCAGCACGCTCTTCAGGGCGTCGAACATCTTCCCAAAGATCAGCCGCCTGTACGATACCGTCCGGTACAAAGACCTCTGCCCTCCACCATTCATTGACGAATTCCTTCCCCGCCCCCGCAACCAAGTAGTCACACGCATCTTTATACCCTGCCAAGTGTTTGACAATCTTTGCTTTCGACCCGAACAATTCAGCCACTTCTTTAGCGGCCTTGCGTCCGGGTTCGTCAGCATCAAAACAAATAACAATGTTCTCGAAACTGTTCAACCATTCAAACTGTGCTTTACAGTCCTTCAGGGCCGCTTGTGCGCCATTACGGATAGAGACAAAGGGCCACTGACTGCCTGCCATTTGATAGGCTGCAAGGGCATCTAGTTCCCCTTCAGTAATGGTAATGTACTTCCCACCAGCATGAAAGAGTCCCTGACCGAACAACCGAGCCTTACCAAAGTCTCCTTTGATGCTAAAGGCCTTCTGATCGACATTCCGAACCTTATAAGCTACGGTACTTCCAGAATCATCAGTGTACGGATAATAGTGCTTGTTACCGTCGACAGTCACCCCGTACTTCTCACAGGTTTGTCGTGAAATGCCCCTGTCAGAGATCGGTTTTACCTGTCCAGGAACAGTGTCAGGAAGATTGCTCATTGCTTTCCAATAGTTTATGTGATCTCGCTCGTGGTCTAGTTGATGTTCATCGTGAACAGTCTTACCACAGGCGAAGCAGTGGAAGTGTCCATCATCGTAGATTGCTCCAGCATCAGAGCTACCACAATAAGGACATTCTACATGCTTCAAAAACTTGCTTTCTTGTTTCAAGGTGCTATCCTCTGTAGACCTATGTTATAAAACGCATATCATGATGCCATTTTATATAGCCCTATGTTAGCAAACGCATATCCTAGATAGCAGACAAACATAGGAACATTGCCCTTTAGAACCTGTTCAATAGCTACACCAAGATAGATTAAGCCTGTTAGGGCTATAAGCCATGCACTCATGATTCACCATTCAATATAGGAAGATTGTTCATTTTCTCGCTCATACTTGTTAGTGATAACATCCTGCATAAGCCCGTACAGTACATCGTCACGAAGCAAGGGCTTCAGATCGTTATCGTAACGATAATGTGCATCGTACAGGTACACAGCCTCAATCGTTGGTTTGTCTTCGTCTTCGTAGAAGACACGGAATCGAATGTCGTTAAAAAACGCATCGATCTCAATCAGTTCTGGTTTGCTCATCAGTTCGCTTCCTCTGCATCCTTAGCCCACACCCAGTTCAATAGTTTACCATAGTCTGAAGTATCCTCCCGAGTCCAGAGAATGTCCCCGCCTGTCAAGCGTTCCATACGAAAACAAGCAAAGACTTCCCCAATCCGATCAGAGTACCACAAAGAAGGATCAGAACATTTTACAACACGAAAAGCATTCATTCATCTATTCCTGAAGAAATCACCAAACCAAGAACCCACAAAACAAGACCAAACCAAAGCATTAGACTTCCTCTAGGATGCCCATTGACTTAGCTACATCATCATACCGACGATTGATTGCCGACAATACATTATTGTACCCGTAAACAGTCATCAAGTCAACAATCGACATGATTGTATGCTCATAAAATGCCTCCTCCTGGGCTAGTCGGTGCTCAGATTGTGCCTGAGCATCATCGCATTCTTCGATTTGAGACATGATAAATTCCTTGATTTTAGACACAATCAGCCCTCTTTAAAGACTTTAAAGTAAAGATACATTAATAATATACTTATAATTGTTATTCTTTAGTGTCTTCCCTATATAGACTATTATAGTCTTCAGTTCCTGCACTGTCAACATAGTCAACAATGTCCCCACAATTTGCTAGGTCTTCTCTGGTGATGGTCGGAATCGTAGCCATCTCGTTAATTTCAGCAAGACAACCATTACAAGTGTCGAGGTAGTCGCCAGTGACAGCATGTTTACGGGTGGCTTCGTAGTCGTTAAGATTCTTATCGCAGCATACGCAACGCATGTTCATTCCTTCAGTGTGGTTTATTTACAACATGGCTTCAGGCCATTGAGGATCAATTCTAGGTTGTTTTGAATACTTGACAGGTTCCAAGGGTTGACCTTTGTATGTCGGGAAAGGCCACGATTGGAGCCCTCCAATACGCTTTAGGCTACCTTGGTATTCCCCGACCCAAGATAACGCCTCTGAGAGCGTTTTAGACCCATTCCTGAGCCTTTTCTGTTGAGACATAAGCACTCCATTGTTCAGCCATTGCCTTACCGATCCCAGGAAAGGTTGTGCTACGCACTTTTGCTGATTTGTTATCAGCGAACCATTTTGGCATCTTTTTGCCTGATGGTGCAACATAGAATTCTCCCTTGTCCACAATGTTAGTGTGCTTCAATGGTGGCAAATTCTTCAGCCATAGACATGTTGTTTTTTGGTAAGTGTCCCCAAACTGCCACGGTTGTATGATTTGGTCAGGCTTACGCCAAACTGACGACATGATGCCGACTGGGTTCTCTAATGCTATGTGCTTGATCGGTGCTTCAGCTAGGCGCATAAAAAAGTCTACGCCTTGCCGCTGTCGTCCGTCTGCGCGTTTCTTGGCAAAGTGTTTTGCACCACTAACGGCCAAGTGCGTACAGGGTGGAAACCCGATAAGCATGTCCCACTCATGGTCGATTATGTCGAAGACATCACACTGGAAATGATCGCCTAATGGTGAATCACTAGGCACTAGGTCACATGATGCGGCATAGTGGCCCAAGCGCAACAGGTTGTCCCTAACAGTGCCTGAATACTCACATGCGACAAGAATTCTTAGTTTCTTCATTTCTTCACCTTTTCAATTCGATAGAGCCCGGCAGGGTTGCCTTCTGCGTCCAGAATATCATTCAACAGAGCCCACATTTGGGCTTGTACACGGTCTAGGGATCGGTAAGCGACAATGCCCGATGTTTTGAATTTTACCAAATACATGTCAGAAACTCCAAGCAAGTAGAACACCAAGGCCAGCGAACACGGCCACCAGTAGGATAGCATCCAGCAGGGTAGACCCTGTAAAGGTTGATTGTTTCATGGTTGACCCCTTAGAAGCAAGCATAGACAACAATGTCGTGATTATGACCACACACCACGGTTTCATAATCCAGATAGGCGAGAACAGTCTCGCGGATTTCCTCATCATCCTCGCAGTGGCTAACATCAATGTTGTAGTTCTTGGCAACATCTAGCCACTTGTCTTCGTTGTAGTCGCAGCACAAGGCAATGACATCAAGTTCAACAGCCTGCCCGGTTTGGTCTTCGTAGTCTTCCAGATAGTCAAACAGGATGCCCAGCCCCTCATGTGAGAATTGATCTTGGCGACCCATGCGGCTGAATGCGTCGCGGAACTGATAAACATTGATAGATTGATGCATGATGGTTTCTAGTGTTTGCCCATGATGGGCGATGAAGGGCGACAGTGCCCACTATAGCACACTGTTAAGGGTGTGCTAGGTGTGGAAACTGTCAATGAGTCTGAAGACCATTCACAACAAAATATTCCACTTCGTGTGCACTTTTTAGGTTGCCCGAGCACTCTACGCCATCAGGCCCGACAACAACCCAACCCGACATTGTGTTTTTTAGGGTGAACTGCTTGCCGCTTGGTGTAATGATGATGCATCCATCTACGACATGTCCGCGCATGGTGTGGAAGTTCTCTACTGTGGTGGTGGTCATGGTGTGATCCTCTGTGTAGGTGTTGCAGTGTGGTGGATTGTAGGGACTTGGCAGGGCTTGTCAAGCCCCTACGGTTTGTGTGGTTATTGCTTGGTAAAGTGCGCTTTCAGGGCAGCGAGAACGGATTCGGCCATGTACGCATGCTGCGCTGCGCGCTCGTAGATTCCCCAGTCATATCTAGACACGTTGTTATATCTCTTCAGGGCAACGAGGGCACTCGTCAGTTGCTCACGTGCATCCCTGTAGGCTTCGCGCCCTTGCTCAATGGTGAGTGCTTTAACTTTAGCGGTCAACTTCTCTTGAGGGTAATAACAGGCCATGCCCTTTTTACCCATCTCAATCGCTCCAAAGCGGTAGTGATTCCATCCTTGCTGCACTTGTTTGCTCCAGGTTGTTCGCTTGCGTGATTGCTTGCGATGTATGTACTGTAGCACAAGCATTGTCGTTGTCACTAGGGTAAACCCTAAGATTCTGAAATGTAAACCCTGACAGGGTAAACTCTTAGGTAGGCTTTGTAGGGTGCTCAATCGCCACTCACGCACCACTTTGGTGCACTCCGTAGCCTGTGGATAACTTGTGGACAACCTGTGGATAACTTCATCAGTACACTGACGATCAGTATGCTAACGACCATGCAAGAACTGTGCCAGCCTATGAAGACACCGGGGGAGGGGTTAGACCTGCTGAATTATTTGTGTAGGAGCCTCTAAAGTACACAAAAAAGTAAAAATAGACCTAAAATGACCTAAGAAGACAACACTTAAGAACTATTGTAAGTATTTGATTATAAAAGACTATATTATGTAAAATTGTAAGGCTTAGAAGCCGATGGCGGACACCCTAGAAGGGGGACTTTAGAGGGAAGCCCATAATCAAAAGACAACAAGACAAAGAAAACACTTGACAAAAAAGACAGAATAGTGTATAATATACTCTATAGACACTAAGAAGCAACATCTAAGAGACATAGAAGCCTTAAAGTACATAGATGTATATATTTATAAATATACTTATAATAAGTTACATTAAAGAGACTTTAAAGTA